TATTGGAGGTCACCGTCATAACGGTGGCAGTCGTGACCGCGGTGCCGCCGACAAACGGATCGACCGCGCTCACGAAATAATCGGTGCCAGGAACGCCGCCCGACTTATTGATGGCGTTCACGAGGTTGGTCAGAGTCAGCGCGACGGTGCCGCCGATCTTCACCTGACCGTCAACGGTCGGTGTCGCGCTCACGAATGTATAGACGAGCGTGCCGATGGTCAGCGTGTTGGTGTTGGACGGATTGCCGGAAGGCGTAAAGACGCCCTGGGCTGCGACGTTGAACGGACCTTCAAAATCCACATAACCGTGCGTGGTCGCCGTAAGGCTTGGCGTGCCGGCCGCGCTGAAAACTTGAGAGGTGGCAGAGGCCGCCAGGCGCGCACCCTGCGCGATTAGGAACGCCAGCAACTGGCGCCGACGGCGGACCTTCTTGAAAATGTTGTGACGGAGGTAGCGGACGCGCGAACGATTGTAGGCCATGACGAATCCCCCCTTCTATTTTGATTGGTCCCCTCTTATGGGCGGGGGCTGTAATGGGCCGGCGCAGATGCTGCGCCGGCTTAGTTCTGTTGCGGCGATCGACTAGAGATCGGCGCCAAGGTCTTCGTAGTGAAACTCGATCGTGCCGGAAACCGTCAGAATGGTCGTGGCCGAAAGGTTCGCGGCCACGGCGTTGAAGTTCAAGAACACCTTGCTGGCGGTGCCTGTGCCATCGACCACGACCTGAGTCGCCGGGCGTGCATCAAGCGTGATGGCAGCGCCCGCCGTGCCGTAGGTGCCCGCGGTCGAAAGCGTTGCAGCCTGAAGGTTCTTTTCCGTCGCGCCGGTCGAGGCCAGCACGGCATCGGTGGCGGTCACAGTCCCGAGTGCGGCAGCGAGGCCGGAGGTCGAGAGCGACGTGTCGCCCTGGACGGCCTGAAGTGCCGAGTTGGAACCTTTCCAATTCAGGAGGCCCTTGCCGAAATCATAAACCTCGACACCAGCAAAGCCGTTGGTTCCCTTGACCAGGGAAACCGCCAGATTGACGAACGTCAACCGAGTCTTGTAGACGCCACCGGCCGCGATGGTGGTGCTTTCGAAAATCCCGGAACGCTTGCCATTGGCGTCAACGGAGCCAAGGACGGCGGCGGGAACGGTTCCTGCGATTGTCATGTGCGTATCTCCCCCTTTGCGAATTGAAACTTTGGTGGAAGTCGCGGCCGGTTTCCCGGCCGCGCCTCGATTACGACTCGCGAGTGATCAGACGCGCGATCTTGATTTGCTTCCGCTCCGGGTACACACGATTCCAGGAGGTCGCAGCCGCGAGCATGTTGGTGTTCGCAGTGTTGTCGGGGCCGCCGTTGTTCGCGGTGCCGGCGTACTTGTGGCCAACCGGGTGGATGGACCATTCGACGCGGTTGAACAGGGTGGACTGGCCGCCGCCGTTACCGGCGAAGGGGTGGCGGAAAACTTCCGTCGCGACGATTGGAGCACCGACGCCAAGGCGCAGAGCGCCCGCGCCGAAAATCCAAGTGTCGTAGGTCGACGCGCTCTTGTTGCCGCCGGAGTTGGCCGGCATGTGATCGTCGACGATGACCTGCTTCCCTTGGTAGGTCGGGATCATCACCTCGCCCCGTGCATCCGGGATGAAGTCGATGAGGTTGTTCTTCTGCATCTTGCCGTAGACCACGCTGTGGACCATCATCAGCGACAAGTCTTCCATCGAGTCACCGATGGTCAAGATCGCGTCGAGGAACGCCGACGCGTTGAAGTCGGTGACACCGGCAGAGAACGCTGCGCCGGAAATGTCGTTGGTGAGATCGTTCTGGACCGCGCCGCCGAGCGGGTTGGAAAGCGCGTTGTCAGCGAACAGGCCCTGGACAGTCGCCAGGAACGCAGCCTGAAGCCGACGAGTCCAGTAATAGCCGACGCGGGCCGCGATCGAAGCCGCGGGATCGGCACCGGCCAGAGCCGTTGTCAAATCCGCTTCGCCCCAAGATTGATTGCGGCTGAGTCGAACCGCGATCTCTGTCTTGGTGCCGGTTTTCTTGGGAGCCGAATCGTTCGCGCCGGCTTCGTCATCGGACGAAACGTTGTCCGTGTCGTTGACCAGGTCCTTCCAGGACGGAACGTTGAACACGAGGCCGCCGCCGGCCAGCTTCTCATCAAGCGCGCCATCGCGAACAAGCGCACCGGACTGAATCAGCCGGGACTTTTCCTCAGTGATTTGCTGGACGTAGGGCGAAAAAATCTGCGGAACGACAACGTCTGCAATTTGAACAATGGACATTGGAAACCCCCCTTTGGTTGACCACATTTCAGGGGAGGCTTCAAAAGCGCCAACCGGCACATGCCGTGGGAGTCGCTTGCCTACTCTGCAGTGTCACCAAAGGGGCCATGCCCTTCGTTCGGGACCATGTCCCTTCAAAGACGCGAGGGTCATTAACCACATTACAGGAGGCGTGTCAACACCCCCTGGTATTGTCACGAGCGTTCGGACCCAGATTTAGTATGCAGCCAATTCGAGGTAGTCGACCTGGACGCCGAATGTCCATGTTCCTGTGATCGGGACCACTGCAGAGATCACGAAGCCCTCATTGTTGGCCAGCACCAACGGGTGCTCGCAAGGACGCTGATCAAGAAGTGGTGTGCCGGCCGGAACGACAATCGTGCCAGCCACGGCCGGAATGCCGACGACGATTGTGCCAACGGCGTTAGTGTCAAGCGTTCGCGTGCCTGCGGTCAGCGTAGCAGTCGTGGCAATGCGGATATCTGTCATGCCCGTCGTTGCCATAGAGGTGCGCATCTTGTTTTGATTTCCTGACGGCAGAAGCGAGGTGCCTCCTGTGTCAGAAGCCGAAAAGCTTCGTGCGGCGAACATTTGAAAAACACCAACGCCAGCAGCAAACGCCAATATGCTTCCAGCCGAAAATAGAACGCGCTTCACGAGACAGAGATTCGCGCCGCCATATCGAAACGAAAACATTGTGGTAGTAACTGCCGCAGCCGCCACAACCCCGCTTGGCCCACCCACCCGATAAATACCGAGTGAGCCATAATCATCAGGCCGGAGCACGGAGCGCGCGGCCTTAGTGTTGGCCTCGACTTCCATGATGTTGGCAGTTGTGAAGCCTGCAAGTTGTGTGGTCATTTTGGTCCCCCCGGTTTTAAAAAAAAGTTACGCAACAATTTTTACGTTGGCCACGTAATTGAGACCCAGGCTAAAGCGAAGAGAACCGCCACTGACAACGACGGTAGCCGTTACCAGTGTCAACTTCCACCCGCTCAACGCGGCCGTTATCTGCGCATTCAGGTTATCGACTGACGATCGAAAGAGATCAACCGAATTTGGCAGAACCGATATACCGATATCGCGCAAATCAATTTCAATTTGCGAAAAATCTTGACCGCTATCATTGCGAACGGCAATCTGGCCGTTGTCCGGCGGATAGTTGATAGTAGCAAAAGCTGAAGTTGACATGAGATTTTCTCCTTTCGTTTTTGAGAATTTAATAGTCGCTTTGGCCTAGTTGTTGGAAATACACTGTCCAACTGAAAACTGCCGTTTGGCTTGTCACCGCTGCAGGCCATATTGCATGTATGTTAAATCCCGTCCAAGCATCCAAAACTAGCGGATGCTCCCCCGGCTTCGCTTCAAACAAGGTGCTGTTAGGGGGGATGACGGATTGACCGGAAGTGGTTGTCACGGAACTATTAAGTTGCCCTATGACTTGCGCGTTATTGGGGGCTAAGACGTTTTGTTCCTCCTGTGGATTGAAATTTCCACTAGGCGGGGTGAGACCGCTTGAGCCGGTCAAATAAACAAGGTCCGCCGTAAACTCTGGCTGACGGGTTTTCAACGTACCTCCAAAATAAGGGGAACCTGCAATGAGCGGAGACCTATCACCACTAACACCAGTCATACTCACCAAATAGAACGGTTGCCTGGTCAGAAATACGGATGCAGCCCCGGCAGCAAGACCCACGCTGGGTCCGCTCGCCATTCCGACTAAAATCTTTCTGACCGAGCAAAGAGTGCCATAGCCAGGCCACCGAAATGAATACGACAGAAAACTGATTCCGGCGGCGCCCATAGCAATCTGCGGAGAAACATTCGACACCAAATAATACCCACCTCCGACTCCGATATCATCCGGCCGCAACACAATGCGACACGCCTTCGTGTTTGTCTCAACTTCTTCCGCGGTCGCCAGAGCACCAGCAACCTGTGCCTGACCAAGATCGATGATGCCTGGGTCCGCGGACAAAACTTCGCCTAGCGTCGAGAAGCCACTGGTCGGACCAGTCGGATTCTCGACCTCAATCTTATAGGCGCCGCCAGGCGCTGGATAATGCGTCGGGATTTGTCCGATTTGAAACGACATGATTTCCCCCCGCTTTTGGTTTTAGCTTACATCGTCCGTCACGTCTAGTCCGTGACTCGCGTCGTGCCGTCCGTGGTCACCCGCGTCGTGCCATCCGTGGTCACGCGCGTGTTGGTGCCCGCCGTCGACAGAACGGCGCGACCAAATGATGTTGCCTTGCCAAGCGATGCCAGCGGAACAATTCCAGACGCCGCGGCACGTCCCGCCGAAACCGCTTTACCGGCCGCCGCGGCTGAAAGCTTGGCCGTCAGAGTCGCGACCGTGCCCATAGCCATGGCCTTGCCGGCGCCCGCCAATGGAACCTTGGCCGTCAGGGTAGCTCGACCCAGGGAAGAGGTTTTGCCCGTGGCTGAGATCGCCAGCGCGGCCGTCAGGAGCGCCCGGCCGGTGGTGATCGCCTTGCCCAGCCCCGAGGTGGCCAGCCTGGCCGTCAGCACTGCCTGGCCGCTGGCCATGGCCTTGCCGGCTGCAAAGCCCGCCAGCCTGGCCGTCAGGGTGGCGCGGCCGGTGGTCATCGCCCTGCCCAGCCCCGAGGTCGCCAGCGCGGCCGTCAGGAGCGCCCGGCCGGTAGCTGCAGCCTTACTTGCCGCCGCCAGCGGAACGGTGCCTGTGAACAGCGCCCGCCCGGTGGTGACTGCCCTGCCCGCTGCCGAGCCGGCGAGCGCGGCCGTGAGCACGGCGCGGCCGGTGGTCATGCTCTTGCCAAGCGAAGTCAGCGCCAGAGCGCCGACTAGGGTCGACAGGGAGCCACGCCCGGCCGACACAGCCTGTCCGCTGCCCGTCAGCGGCACGACGCCGGTAAGCATAGCCCGGCCGGCGGTCGTGGCCTTGCCAGTTGCCGACGATGAGAGCGCGGCCGTCAGCACGGCGCGGCCGGTCGCCATGGCGACGCCGATCGCCGCAAGCGCGCCAGGCGCCTGCGATATCGCGAGCGTGACTGCTTCCGTGAGACCCAGCGTGAATGTAGCTTTGATGAATGTGCCAAGCGCACGACGGCGCGGCGTGATGTAATGACGCGTGACGAAGCCCAGCTTTTTTTGGCGGACTACGACCACGGCATCAGCCGCTCGACCGATCTTGCACCTCTGGCAACGGCAAGTCGTCGAGCTTGTAAATGGGAAGCGAGCCCGGCCGGATAATGGCGGCCTCAGCAAGCGGGCGCCTGATCAGCGGATGGATAGGTGGGATGATTTTAGGGTCACCTTGGATGCCGTGAATGGCATCCTGCGTTTTTTTCTGGCGCACGAAGGTTCCAGGGTTGGGGCCGCCGACATACGTCTTGGCATCACGAGCGCGAGCATCGGCACGAGCCTGGCCATGCTTGGCCAGGTATTCTTGCTGGCCCGCGGGGGACCAGTTCGCGTCATCCCACGGGTTTTCGGCCATGAGCCAAATCCTTCAGTTTTTACTTCGCGGGTGCTGGCGGCCTCAGACCGCCGATCTTCGTCCCGGCTTGTTCGGCCATCTGCGCCGCCTTGCCGGGATTGGCTTGCACCAAGCGACTCTGCGAAGTCAGATTCCAGTTCGCGTGCATGAACGGGTTGTCCTTGTGCTCTGCACCCAGACCGTCAGAGCCGTGCGCGCCGGCACCACGTGCATCGGGCCACCAATGTTTGGAAACTTCCTTGCGGGCTTCGATCCATTGTTCGGGTGTTTGACCCTCTTCAGTCTGCACCTTGCCCTCGACGATCTTAAACGTGCCGCGAGCGATGATCAAAGTATCGGCCACCGCCTCTGGGATGATCTTCGCTGTGATCGCTGCCGCGCGCACCGAGTCGTCGATTGTGCGCTGGACAATCCGCGTCGAGAAATCAGCATTCGACTTTTCGGCGGTGCCAAGCGCAGTGGTGAGGTCCGTATTTGTTTTGACCAGCTTGTCGGTCGCCGTCTTGACGCGGTTGACCAGGTTCGCCTCGACCCTGTCGTTGACGATCTTCTCGAAATTCTTGGCCAGTTCCGGCGTGCCGGCGGCCTGCAATGTCGCCAACTGTTCGGCGTTCGCGGTCACCTGTTCGGGCGTCACGTCGCCGTAGAGAATGAGTCGGTCAGCGGATTCCTTCAGGCTTTGCCGTGTTGCCCTATGGGCTTCACGCTCCGCGATATTGGCAGTGCTGAGCCGATCGATATCGCCTTGGGTTTTTAGGCCCTCAACTTGAACTTCGAACTTTCCATTCTTCTCGACGTACAGGCCGCGGAATGCTTCCTCAACATCGTCGAGCTTCGCAATGACTGCTTTCAACAACGGCATATTGGTATCCCCCCCGAGAGTGCATTGTGAGCATATGTCGACGGCCAGCCGTCGCGTCCCGCTCATGCGGCACGATCACAAGCGGGCACAAGACTGCCATAATTATGGTTAACGCGCAAGGGGGTGGTAGGCGGCCGATGCAACCGGATTTTTAGCGGCCATTCTTGAGCGGCTGGGTATGAACGTTTCCCAGGTCCGCTTTGGCCGGCTTACCCATCCTAAACATTACGCCTTTGCCACCGCCACGGATCATGACGGCCTGGCTGAGACCAGGTTTGTTCGGGTCCGCCAATTCGAGCGCCGGATTGGCGGCGAGCTTGCCGGGATGCGAGCCGCGACCGCTGCGCCCCGGGCTTGTGTCACATTGCGGTACTGTCATTTGCGAGGTCCCCCCCCATCTGCAGCCCGACTTTTAGGCTTTACCTTGGGAGCCGTCAAGGCGTCTAGGAGCTTGACCGCATCACGTGCCCACGCTGCGGCGTCTCGCAAGCCAGCGCGCGAGAGCGATTGCTTCACTATCTGAAGATTGATCAGGCCTGCGCCGCGGGAGAGCAACGCGCTCGCCGCGGCGGCCGTTTTTGCAGGGCTTACCTCAGTCATCAAAAAACATCTGAGGGGGACGCGACAGACTTCCAAGCTCACCTATCGCGTTCATGTTAGCCATAACACCTGGCGCGATGGTTGTGGTTTCCGTCGGACTAACGTCGAAGTCAGCCCCAAGCAACGTGCTAATTTGAAAATCACAAACGCCCTCCCGCCGACGATCATTGAACTTCGTCAGGGCGATCATTGCCAGCAGAACCTTCCTTGATTTTGACTCCCTTGTGAGACAGATTCGACAGAAAATCACCGTAGTCCTTAAACCACGTTTAGCGAGTCACGTTACCGTGTATGGCGTCCCCCCTTGCAACTTGGAATTTCGTGCTTACGTTCCGTGTGAGAGGTTTTTAATTCAAATGAAAGGAGGGGTTTCTATGCGAGCTAATTTCGCTGCCATGTTGGATGGCCACGCTGTTCGATACGATTCTTCGGAGGCCTGGGTTTTGAATGCAGGCATTTGGGTCAAGGCTGATCTCCTTGACGTGAACAACAACGCCAGCATCATGGGTGAACCTGAATTCCTTGACCTGTTCGGCAAGGTGCCGACTTTACCCGAAGATGCGTTCGCCGCGCCGACGCCAAGCAAGATCGAGCACCGCGATCGTAACGGGCCACTGAGCCCCGACTCGTGGGACAGTGACCCCACTAAGTAACCGCTGCAACTATGTCCGCTGTTGACGGGCCGCCAGCCTCGACGTTGGCGGTCGCGTCGATCGTCTCCTTCGCATCCAAAAGCCTTTTCAGCAACGCATGAACGGCATCCTTTTTTTCTTGCTCTACTTGCGCATCTTCAAGCTCCTGCAGCGTTTTGATTTCTGAATCCATCATGGCAACGTCGCTCGCCCGAATGAGTGTCGGCGGCGCCGGAAATTTGTCGGCATTGTTGTCATACATCGACCACTTGCTGAATTTGCTTTCCAGCTTTTGAAACGTGGCTTCGTTGGTCGTGCTACCCAACACCACGTCGATAGGCACATACCGGCCACCCGCCTTGAACCGTTGCATAGCTCGAATGGCTGAGGTCTCCGGTGTGGTCGACATGAAGTAGCCGTTCACGTCATAACCAGCGGCTGTGTACTCATCAATCAACTTTGCAATCTTGGGGAACGTCTTCATGGTCGCATCATAAATTACGTTGACCTTTGCCTCCCTAAGCTTTGCCACGAGATCATATGTGATATCACCGGCCTCTTCATGAAACAGGCCGGAATTCCAGCCGGCATAGCCAGGCAGTTTTTCGCGGATATCGTCTGAGCTAACATAGAACGATTTGGTTTTGTCTATCGGGCCACCACGCTCTGCATCTGTAAACCAACTTTTGCCGGCACCGGCTCGCCCACCGATCATGTCGAGCCGCGGCGCCTCACCTTCGGCCGGCGTGGCTGCTTCCATCTTAGCTTCAGTCAGGAGGTCGTTGATGATGTTATCGTGAAGCGCCTGGCGTTCGGGAGTCCAGGTCGTTATCGGTTTCCCCTTCGCGTCGACTTCACCTGTGTCGATCTTGAATCCACCACTCTCGACCAGGGAATCGGTCGCGGCTCCCTCCTTCATCAAGGCTTCAGCTTTCGCCACCCGCCCCGCGGTCCCGGTCACGCTCTGATCTATGATCGAAGAAACTCGTGCTTCCATCGAGTTTGGGTCGACCTTCGAAAGCGCCTCAACAATGGCCGCCTTGTTGGCTTCCATCTCCTTCATGCCTTCGGTAGCGGAATTGATTGTGTCATCCCAGGCGGCGCCCATGGCATCCCTGGCTGCGCCGTACAGCTTTAGTTGCTGAGACGCGAGCCGTTGCGCATAGGTATCGGTCGTGTTGACCGTGCCGTCCTTGGTATATTTGCGCCACTGTTCGTAAAGATCGTGGCCGTCGCCACCAGCCGGTTGCGGACCCAAGGCACCTTTTTCCAAATCCGTAATCAGGCCACCGCCCTTGGCAGTGATCAGTTCTTGTGGCGCGATGATCACCTCGCCAAACTGGCCGTTGCGCAGAATAAGCTTGGTCGGGCGATCGAAATACCCGACGGGCGTCACACGCCAGTTCTCATCCATCACCGGGAAGTGTTCCGCCAGCGCCCGCACAACAGCGTCCGCTTGTTCGGGGCTATTGATGATAAAGGATGACCGGACGATATCCGAGATTTCCGCTGGCGTCTTCGTCAGGAGCTTTGTGAGCACGCGGTTGTCAGCCGCGGTCTGCCCGGGGAGCGGGCCTTTTTTGAGGCTGGCCGGTTTGTAGATCGCACCGGTTTGATCGGCAATCTCCTTACCGATCGCGTCAAGCTCCTTCTTTAGTTGGGGAGCTTCCCTATAGAGGTCATCGATAGTCTTGATCGGGGAGCGGGCGGCCCAATCGTTGCTGACCGCCTTTAGCTCCTTCTTGCCGGTAGCTTTTAGTCCGTTTTCGGGGGGACCTTTGAATTCGGCTTTTGGCGCCTCGCCTGGGCGCGTTGGTCGTAGAGACCCTTCTTCAGTGCGACGCCCGTGATCACTAAGGATGGTCCGCCAATCGTCCTGGATATTTTGAGGTTGGGAAGCGAGGTTGGCTTCGAATTTGATGGCGGCGTCGTCGCGGACTTTGAGGTCGCTCGCCTTTTGGAGATTTGATCCGAGGAATTCTCCCTTCCCGTATTTGACGTTGACTTCTGTGCCATAGGTATCTCCCAACTTGCTAAGCTTCTGCATTTCCGCCGTGGTGTTTTCACCAAACAAACGGACTTGAACGCTGCCGTCGCTCATCTTTTGCAGCGTGAAATTCTCGACCTTGTTGTCGATCAGGCTTTGGTTCACCTCGACCAGCGACTTGCCGGTCAGCTTAAAATCGGCAACATATTCCGAGCCCTTGCCTTCCTGGAATAGAAGTACAGCTTTTTGGTCACCATACAAGCCCTGCATTGAACCAAGCGCGCGCAAGTCCTCCCAGGAGGTGCCCGGGGCAATCTGCATAATCGTGCTGTTTTCCGCACCATCGGGGTGCGTCCAGGCCCCAATGGTGCTGGACGCGTCTGTTACCTCGACGTTAAGCAAGTTCGCAAACTCTTGGCTGGCGGCGAGCGCGTCCACCTGTTCGGCGCTAGAAAGCGCCTTGATCGCGTCCTGAAGATTCAGCCCCTCAGCCGTGTTCGGAGAGGCGAACAAGGTACCGGCGCCCTGGCCATTCAATTCGTCGATCGTCATGGCATCGCCATTGGCGTCGACAAAATCTCCGATCGTCATCCCGTCGCGGAACATCGCGCCGCGCGTGGGCCCGAGGACTTCGTCCTGAAACTCTGCGGATTGATCGGCAAGCCAATCTTGGTATGTGGTCGTGGCCGGCACCTGGCCGGTCAGTTCTTCCACCATGGCCCTACGTTCGTCCCCAACCAGGCCGTCAAGAATATCTTCGGTGACTGAGGTCGCCGGGCGATCTCCGATCAGGCCACCGTCTATTATGGCGACACGAATGCAGCGGCAGTTGTAGTGAATGGGCGGCTCATCACCTTCCCCTTCGTCATAGATTTCCCCGTCGAGCGCACCGCACTCTTCACACGTCGAAGAATCCAAAGTGGCGACCCAGGCCTCCTGTCCGAATACACCTGGGCTGTCATCGGCTTCAAGATCGTCGGACGCCAAGGCGGTATCGATCGCCAAGTCTTCATCGTAAGTGCCGTCAACTATCTGGTCACTTTCCGCCACGTCAGTTCGCCCTGAAGTAGGCTTGGCGAACTTCATTCACGATCGTCGTCACAGCGGTATGAACCACAGTCACGATCGCGCGGCGCGTGGCCTCAAGCACACCATTGGAGCCGGCCAACTCAGAGGCCCCGCGCACAGCCTGGATGATTGCGTCAATGTCACTGCCCTGCGCCAGACCGGTGCGCACGGCCGCCATGATGCGATCAGTGTCCGTGAACTTCAGATTGTCATGATGCTTGTCGAGCGGGTGCCCCTGTATCGGGTGCATTGAAACCAGTGCCGTGAGCTTCTTGTCGGTCGGAATCACCGTCTTGATTTTGACCGGGCAAGCATGGTGCAAAGCGTTATCAACGTAGTCGACTTCGGAAATGGCGAGAGCGGTCAATTCAAAGTCCATCAAAGCGCGCACCTTATCGAAGGCGCCACCGCGGACCTTGCTGACCTTGCTTGCCAGAGTGTTTAAACGCTCTGTTGCATCCTTGTCGAAGCTGCTGCCACCGACCAGCTTACCAGCCTGACCCTCGATATGATCCTGCAAGTCAGCTTCCGTGCTGTCGATCATTGCAATGATTTTACGGGACAAGGTTTTCGCATAGCGCATAACCCAGACCTGGCGGCGCATGAGTGCATCGCGAAACATTTCGTTGGCGGTCAGCGCGGGCTTATCGGTCACTTGCTCCCCCTGACCGGAGGATGCGTCAGCGTCCAGCGGCGCTTGATTGCGATCTTGGGAATGCAAATGTCACCGTCACACAGTCCTGAATCACTGGCCGACGAAACCAGCACCACCTCTTTTTTGGTTTCCTTCAGGACCCAGCCGGTTGAGCGAATCAGCGGGGATTTAAGAACGCTAATTGTTTCGACCAGATTCCAGCCGGCGCCTCCAACGGCGCAAGCATCTGTCCACTCGATAACCGTGAGCGGGCCCCACTCACCGACTTGTAATTTTGCCATGTCGTTTCCCCCGCAAACTTTCGGCCGGGCAGGTAGTTGCCCATGTGAAATCATCAGCCATTGTGTCCCAGGCTTCCCACCCGGTATCCCCAATCTCGAATGGGTCGGCCATAGTGTCTTGATGAGCGTTCCGTCTCGGATGGTGGTGGCGCATGGCAACGTCCCCCCTTCGTTGAAACTAACAACCCTTCAGAAACACTTCTTTGCTGCAGCAACGTCGGCGTCTGAAACACCCCTCGCTTTTGCCATCCCCTCAAGAACAGTTTTGTTGAAGTGCGCTGCGTACCAGCGCACGTCTTCACAGTTCATGGTCGACGCCGACGGTGCAACCTTGATCTTCTTCGCTACAGCCGGCACGAATTTCTTTTTCGAACCGTCAGCTTTCCGCGGCACCGGCAGCGGCACAAACTCTGACACCAAGGGCTCGACCCAGGCTGGGTCAACCACAGGGACCTCGACGATTGGTTCCGGCACTGGCGGTGCGAGCACGGGAAGCACGGCTACCACTGAGCACGGCATCTCGACCTGGGTCGGCTCCACGGTGATCGGATTGTTGCTCCAATGATCGGTGATCAGCACATAAGCACCCATCAACAAAGTAACGCCAACTACGGTTTCAACGACTCGGATATGAAGGGTCATGCACCCTCCTTGCCGGTCTTTCCCCCGGTCGGTGTGTTGCCGCCAGACTTCTTGCCGCCTGGCGTTGCGCCAGTCGCGCCGGCCATGCCGGGCGTCCCCAAAAGTTCGGTCTTCGGTTCGTTGTCGACCTCCTTCAGTTCTTCTTCGTATGTGATCTCTGTGAAGTTGTTGCGGGCAAGCCAGCCGTGAAGGCTGCGCTTGGAATAGACCATTCCTTGGTTCTTCGCGGTCACAAGATATACGGAGTCTTGCGCGTTCGCGACATTCTCCGCAAAGTCGAGATTCGGGATGACTGAAACCTCATCCGGGTTGGCGCCGACCCAGACGGCGGCGTGCCGCAGAATCTGTTGCAACGCGCCGGCTCCGGCGTTCGCCACTGTGGTCAGAGTCGCCGTGCGAGATGCCACGCGAATGCCGAGCGCCCCTGCAGCCTCTGCTTCATTGCCGCGTTCGGTCAGCAGTTGCGCACCAAGCTGTGACGCGCGCTTGTGATCGTTTTCGATCGCTGTGCAAAGATCGGAGATGCCGGAAGACTGCGCACCGATATAGGAGGCAGAGCCCCCGATCGGGAGATCGATGGACCCAAAGGCACCGACGCGAGTCTTGCCGGCGTTGGCGTCCGCTTGCTGGCCGACGACCACGAGCGTGTCCTGGCCCTGCATATAGAGGGCTTGCCGGTAGTCGGCCTCAGTCCGGTAAATGGCGAGCGCGATACGCGCGAGCGGCATCACCACGGGAATGTCAGGCTCTGGGACCAGGTCCCGCGGGCCGCAGAAAACGAAGGGGATTGCATTGAGCGTGCGTCCGCCAAGCTGCGGAGCCCAGAAGTCACCACCATGAATGTCCTGAGAATGGCGCACGTCACCAACGACATATTCGTTGTCGCCGGCTTTGATATCGGGCCATGATACACGCACGTCACCAGCCATCGCCAGCACGCGGTAGCGCATCATCTGCCGCCACGCCAGGCCCGCGGTTCGCTCGAAATCCGTTTCGTTGAGGACCACGAGTTGAAGCTGCCGGAGTCCTTTGTCATCACCGACCTTACTTGAATCCCAATTTATGATTGCCTCTGCGTTGTAGGTCACGATGTATGGCATCGCGGTGACCTTCGCACCGTCTGCCACGTCGAGCATAAGCCCGATGCGGGCCATCAGCATTTGCTGTTCGTTGATTTTCTGCAGCAACCAATTCAGGCTTTCACCGTTGAAGGTCGCGCGGTCGCGCAAAGGTTCCAGCTTTGCCGGCAGGTTGATCGTCGGCGGCTTGCGGTGCATCACACCCAACATTGACATAAGCGACGGGCGCACAATCTCAGGATATACGGCGCGGGCCCGATAGGCCTGGTAAGCGTTCCATCCGATTTGGTTGAAGTCCATTCCGTCCGCGACCATGGCATTGGTCGCGGGCAAATACTCTTCGGACTTCTCTTTGATGTAGCGTTCCCCCCCGTAGGAATCACGGGCCATCACCCAATCAATCTCTCTCTGGACATAATACGGATTCTTGTTGGACAATGCAGCTACTGTCATCGGAATATCCGTTCTTCGCCACGCTGCGATGAGAGATACTCAATGGCCCGCGCCAATACGCCGGGGTTTTCATTTGCAAGACCAATCATTGTGTTGCAGTTGCTACAGAGCAATCCGCGAACAACCATTGTCGTATGATCGTGGTCGACATGCGGGCTGAGCATTTTGTTGCGACCACTTGTCTGTTGAAATGGCACTTCGCAAATGGCACACCGACCGTTTTGCGAAATCAAAACTGCCTCGAAACTTTCTTCAGTCAATCCGTGACACTCAAGCATCTTTCTGCGCGCATATCGCGAATTGCCGCGCTGCATCTCAATAAAATTCGTGTCCCCCGCAGCGTACAGACGCTGCGCTCGCTCACGAAAATATGTGCGCACTTCTTCTTGGTGGCCAAAACGCCACTTTTGATCAGAAGCCTTTTTCTTTTGCTTCTGTTCTTGTGTCATGTCGGCGGCTAGTATGCTCATTCGATCGCCTCAACAACAGGTGCGTCACAAATCCGCACAGCGCCGATTTCCGCCAACGTTTTTGCGGGCACCAAATAAATGTCGCGAACCGTTGGAATTCCGCCTGGCTGCGCTTCCCAATAATCGTCCAAAAATTTCTGCAACACTGCAGGGAAATATCTGCGCTGGACGGCTTCGGTCATCCCAACGTCAGGTCTGCCGTTCGTAGTCACGGCGTGAAACCCGAGAGTGGTTCGCTCCGTGAGGCACACCTGACTCTTCGGCATCAAGAGAGCAAGCGTGCAAGACGAAATGCAAATCCCGTCAACCTCGACCGGGACGCCGGAAGCTTCGATCGCTTCGTAGAAAAAGGCAAAACTCCAGACTGACCCGCCGTTGCTATCACCAATCACGATCGGAGCCGCCGCGGCTGGAACGGCCACAGGGCACCCTGAGAGCGCGAGCATCAATGCAAGCGAAATAAACGGACGCATTTTGGAATCCCCCCATTGTGCGGAGAATGGCTGACACCATTCTCCGCAAGGAATTAGCGGCCGGAACCTACCGGAGCCGCAACCCCTGACTTGTCGCCATAAGCGTCGTCACCGTCACCGTCATTGCCGGGAACCGATGAGCCGTGACCAGCCGGCGTGCCAGATGAACCGCCGACGCCGTTATCATTGTCGAAGGTGGCAAAGCCGTGATTCTCATTGGCGCCGACGCTGTTGTCATAGGTGCCGGGACCGGCCGAGCCGCGCGAAGTCGAATTCGCATCGCCTGACTTGTCGTTGTAGGCCCCGCTGGGGCCCTTGCCAGCAATGCTGCCGCTGGCCACGTCGGTGGTGCTGTCAAACGCTCCAAAACCCATGGGCATGTCAAATCCTCCCCTGTTTACTTCACGCTGTCGGCGTGTCGACTTGCGCCCTCATGGGCATTCAAAAATGTGTTGGCCTTGCGCTGAATTGTTGATACTTCTCCGGCCGTGAATGTTGCCAGCGTGCTCTGACTTCGGAGCGTCATCAATCGCGGCCCGTGCGCCATAGCTCCCTCCTTATGCCAGGCTGATGGTGAAAGCTCCGATACCAAACGAAGCCGTCACGTTGATCGCGATTGGTTGCTGGGTGATTTTGCGGACCTCGCCGTCGCCGGTGCTGGTCGTGTTCACACCGACGTTGATGGAGTCAGTCGCTGCGCCGGCCACCGTCAGCGGACCTGCAAACGAACCGCCCGTTGTCGGAAGTGGCCCACCAAACTTCGCAGAGACGACAACCGAATCGCCGTTGGCGTACCCGTTCGCGACCACAGTCAAAACGCCGGGGCTCGCGAGCGTACATGAGAATGGAAGCCATTTGAAATTGCCGAGAAAGTCCCACATGAGATTGTTACCGGTCGTGACGGCATCAAACAATCCCCATGATGTTGCTGTGCCCCACGAGGCTCCGGCTTGCGGAAAGGTGATGATCGAACCGGTGGTCGACGTGGCCGGCAACGTAGCAGGCTCCGCGCCGCTCGACGCAACCGCTGGCAAGAAGGCACTAAAACGAATCACGTCGGTACCGACGCCGGCAGTCGAATTGTTGAAGGTCACAACGTTACCGGCGATGATGGTAACGACAGTAGCTGCAGGAACGTTGCCGGGCGTCGTAACGTCACGAGCCGACATACCAACCGTAACCCAGGCTGGCAATCCGCCGCCAAATGTAATGGTCGACCCGGTCGCACTTGTCGCGGTCACATTGCCGGCGACTTGTGTGCGCGCATAGCCGATACCGGAAACCTCGACGGCGCCCGTGACGCCGGCATCGCTGGTAGGGGCCGTGGTGAAAAGCGCCATGAAGACAGAGGGGAGCGCAGGCGGCGCAAGCTGCCCTGAAAGGTAGTTAAGCGAAGATTGCGCAGAAAAATCGGTATAGCCCGCCATGCCCCCCGTCCCCCCAAAATCCCCCGAGTCCGCGCACCTTATCAGGTCGACCCAGGGGGGTCAATGTGGTTAACCGCCTAGCAGAGCTTCGGCGCCCGCGGGCCCCCGAGGCCATATCGCTTCAGCGTGTCTACGGGGTTGTTGAAACGCGTGATC